TTATGTCAAATTCAATGGCAGCAAAATTTGTAACTCAATTTAAAGAATTGGGTTTTGATGGAAATTCAAAAGCAAGAACAGCTATGTTAAAAAGTTTAGACTTTCAATACGGAGATTTATCAGACAAAGCATTAACACAGTTGATGACCGCTGGTTTACCTAAAGGTACAAAGGTTGGTCTTGTTCTTGGAACTGAACAAACAATTAATGAATTTATGAGTTTTGATGATCCAAAAGAAGTGTTGGCATTAACAAATTTTTTAGCACGACAAGATGATACAGATATAAGTTTAGAAAAAATTAAAACAGCAATAGTAAACCAAAGCGATTATGGAGATATTTATAATATAAACAGACAAAATGTTCCTTTTGATATAAGCGGAACAATAACAGAAATGGATGAAATAACAGATGTACTATCTTTGTATGCTGCAAAATTAATGTTTGGTAATCCCGGCATGAGTGTAGATGCAGCTTCTAAGGAAGCATCATTATTATTTTCTAACAATTATAGAGTAGAAGATACTTATTTTTTACCTAGAAAAATTGATGGTAGAGATATAAATGATAGAGAGCTAGATACTCATGTAAAAATATTAGACACAATTAAATATAATTATTTACCAACATTTGAAGCTGTTGCTTTTAAATCAAATAGAGAAGATGTGTCATCTAAAGAATTAACAGAAAAAATGAATTATAATTTAATAAATAATGGAGAGTGGAGAAATTCTGCAGATGGAGAAGGTTCAGTTTATGGAATTGTTCTTTCTAATAATTCTTTTGGTATAGTTGTAAATGAAAATGGAGAAGAATTATTTGTAAAACATGGTGATAATAGTTACACTTTACCGGGTGGTTCTGGAATTGAAATTGATATAAATCTTCCTACTGAACAAGAGAAAAAACAATACAGAGGATATTATGGTTATGCTGAAAAAATAAAACAAGAATCTAATAATTTAGATAGTGATGGAAATTTTATAGGTGGAAAAAGAGAAAACTTAGATAACAATGAAATGCAAAATGCTTTAGAACAATCTGGTGCATCAACTGTAGAAATATCTAATGTATTTTCAACTGCTGCAGAAGCATCTGAAATAGATTTATCACAAAAATATAATAAACTTCCTAATTTAGAACCTGTTAAACAAGAATGGTTATTAACTACAGCAAAAAAAGTTTTTGATATTAATAAAGATGAAATAATACCTAGTGATATTATACTTGCAATAAATAGTGGAGAAACTGGATATGGTACATCTAGATTTTTTAAAGAAGGCAGTAATAATCTTTTTAACATTCAAACATTTAATAAAAATACTCCACATATTAAAGCAAAAGATAGTGATCAAATGATTAAAAAATACAATACAGTTGAAGATTCTATTATAGATTTTTTAAGTATGGTAAAAACATCTAAAAAATATAAAAAAGTAAGAGAACAAATAAAATTATTTAATGAAGGTAAGGGAAGTAAAGATAAAATTATAGATGCTATTGCAGCAACAGGATTTGCTGAAGATGAAAAATGGAGCAGTAAAACTAAATCTATTTTAAAAAAAAGAATTAATGGTAAACACAAAAATGAATTATCTAATTTAAAATAACATGGCAAAATTTAGTTTTGGATTAAATGTAAATGAAACAGCACAAGAAAATGGTTATGACCAATATCAAACTACTCTTAAAGAATCATTAGGTGCGGTAGCTGCAGATAACTGGGAACTTAACCCGGCAATGGCTACGTTTAAAAATTGGCAAATGTATGAAGCTAAAAGTATTTCTGAAGAAGGAGAAAGGTCTCCAAGAAATCAACCTATACTTCGTGTTAATAGAGATAAATTAAATAAACAATATTCAAGTTTAGGTTTGTATTTTGAACAAGATGAATATCAATCAGTTGTTGATATTATGGTTAATAGTAAAATAGAAGAAAATGAAAGACAAAGCATTATGTCTCGTGGACCAGAAGGTTCTTTTAATCCTTTATCTGGTGGATTTTATGTTGGTGCTGCAAAACTTGCAGTAGGTATTGGTGTCAGTTTTCTTGATCCTATAAACATTGGAGCTTCATTTATTCCTGTTGTTGGACCAGCTAGATTTGCACAAATAGTTGCAAGAACTGGTTTAAAAACTGGAAGAGCAGTTAGAGGTGCAGTAGAAGGTGCTGTTGGTGCAACACTTTTAGAACCATTAATTTATGGTACAGCTCAAAAAATACAAGCTGATTATGATTTAGTAGATAGTTTTATGAATATTGGATTTGGTACAATTATTGGTACTGGACTTCATGTAGGTGCTGGTGCATTAAAAGATATAGGTACTGCTCAAAAATTTGAAGCACAAATTATAAAAAATAAAAAAAATTTAGATGAAGGTACAGGTGGTGAACCAGAGTTAAATTTATACAATCAATACTATCCTGTTAATGGTGAGTTTATGATGAAGTTAGAAAAAACTGATCCAAGAACTAGAGAATTATTATTAGCAAAAGCAATAGGAGATTTATCATTAGAAAACCCTGTTAATACTGCAAGTATATTAGATGCAGATGCAACATTGCGTGAAGGTACAGCTAATCCAGCTACAGGAGAAATTAAAAGTACAACTAGAAATACCTTTAATGATGCGGATGTAAATCCAGTTAATAAAAATATTGATAATTTAAGTTCTGCTGAAAACGATATTGTAATGAATCGTGAATCTCAAGATTTACTTGATTTAAGAAATAAACAAACAGAACAAGGTTTAATTTTAAAAACAGATTTTGGTAATGAAGGAATACCAGATGTTTTAACAAATACAACAGAAGCTCTTGATGATTTTAATACAAACTCAAAAGAAGTTGAAGAAACAGTAAAAGATTTTATTAATTGTGAAAATGGAAATACATAATCATGGCTAAAAATACTTGCATAATAAGAGTAGAAAATTTATTAAAAAAATCTTCTATTAAAAGTATAAAAAAACAAGAAATAATAAATGCTATTAAAGATGCAATGGCAGACAAAAAATTATCATCTATTGATGAGGTTGATGTAGATGCGGTAGCTAAAGATGTTACTGCACAAATGAAAGCTCAAAAACAAAAAAATAAAATAAATGCTATAAAAGATGAAATATTAATAAGAAAACATCAAGAAAATATTTTAACTAATTTTGCTAATAATGAATTTGAAGGATTAGCTTCAGTAATGGTTGGATCAAACGATCAAGTAACCGGAGCAAGAAATTCTGTTTCAGTTGCACAAGAAGGTGCAATGGCAAATTTAATTACTGAATCTAATCAATTATTAAAACAAGCAGGTGTATTTAATTTTTTTAAAGATATGGATGTAAAAACTCAAAGAAAAGTTACTAGAACTATATCTGAACTTGCTGTTGAACCTACTTTAACAGAACAAAGAGCTGGAATAAAACCTAAAGTAACAGAACAAAATCCAGACATTATAAAAGTTGCAAAAGTTATGCACGAATTTTCTGAAAAAATTAGACAAACTTTAAATGCTAAAGGAGCAAATATTCCTAAAATGTGGGGTTGGGTTGTTAAACAAAGTAATGATATATTTGAAGTAAGATCGGCAGCTAATAGATTGGGTTTAAAATTAGATGATATTAAAGCTGATCCAGATTTAATAGGAACAGATATAAATTATAATAAAAATTATCAAGCATGGAAAAATTTTGCAATGCAAGGATTAGATGGAGATAGAACTTTTGCTACTGCTGATAACATAGATTCATATATGCGTTTTATTTATAATACTTTAGTTGGTAATAAAATTCAAATGTCTGATGCTGCAAGTAATATTTATGGATCAAGAGATTTTGCAAAAGGTGCTGGTTCTAAAAGAGTATTACATTATAAAACTGCAGATGATTGGTTTAATTATCATTTAAAATTTGGAACTGGAACATTACAAGAAGCCTATTATTCTGGAATAATGACAGCAGGAAGAAATATTGGAATGATAGATAAACTTGGAACTAAACCTATAGATAATTTTGAAAAAATTAGATTAGGTGTTCAATCAGTTTTAGCAGAAGCAGGAAGAGATACAGGAAAAATATCAAGTGCTAGACCCTTTAAAAAATGGATGAATGTTATAGATGGTTCTATGCACACACCCGATAATTTTGTTTTAGCTAAAGCTGGAGCAATAATTAGAACTGTTGGAGATATATCAAAATTAGGTGGTGCGGGTATTTCAGCTACTGCTGATTTAGCTATTTATGGATCAGAAATGAAACATCAAGGTGATGTATTTTTAGGTTCTATGGCTGATGCAATGGCAGCTCTTGCACAAATTAGACAAAATCCAGAATTTAAAGATATAGCTGAAGGATTAGGATTTATGATAGATGGAATAATTCACGATACAGCTAATAGAAATTCTGCTGGAGATTTTAATTCTAAAGGTGCTACAGAAATTAAAAGAGCATTTTTTAAATTAAATCTTTTAACTTGGTGGACCAATACTTTAAAAGAAAACGCAATGTTAGGTATGGCAAACTATTATGCTAAACAAAAAAATTTAAAATTAAATCAACTAAATAAACCCTTACAAAATTTATTTAATGTTTATAATATAAATTCTGTAAAATGGGATGTTATTAGAAAACAGGCAATGGTTAAAGCAAGTGATGGAAAAGAATTTATTAATATTTCTCAATTAGATAATATTTCTGATTTTGATATGGAAAGAATTTTAGAAAGAACTGATTTAAGTAAAGCAGAATTACAAATACAAAAAACAAATTTTAAATATTCAGTATCTGGAATGTTAATAGACAGATCAATTCATGCGGTTATTCAACCAGATGCTAGAGTTAAAGGAGTAATGACACAAGGATTAATGAAAGGAACTGGCATGGGAGAAGCTATGGGTTTTCTAGGTCAATTTAAAGGTTTTCCAATGGCTCTTGTTAATATGGTTGGTGGAAGAGATATGGCTTTTATAAAAAAAGGACCAAATCAAGATGTAGGAAGAGGAATAAGAGGAATGGGAGCTACTTTTGTAACACTTGTTATGATGGGTTATGTTGCTATGTCTTTAAAAGATTTATTAAAAGGTAAAAAACTTCGTGATCCAAGATTAAAAGCAACTTGGTTTGCAGCTGCTGCTCAAGGTGGGGGACTTGGTATTTATGGTGATGTATTATTTAGAGAACAAAGAGATTCTGGTAGTGTTGTTTCTGGTCTTGTAGGACCAACTGCGACAACTCTTGCTGATGTTTTATTGGCTGTAAATTATGGTATTCGTGGAGAAGGTGGTGCTGCAGGTAAGGCTGCTTATAGAGCAGTAAGTCAAAACATACCTTTTGCAAATTTATTTTATATTAAAGCTGCATTTGATTACATTATAGGTTATCAGATGATGGAAACTATGTCTCCCGGTGTATTAAAAAGAGTAGAAAAAAGAATGAAAAAAGAATATAACCAAGAATATTTATTTACAAAACCCTCAATAAAGAATAAAGGTTTTTAAGACATGACAGTATCTACAACTATTATTAAAAATTTCCACAATGGTAATGCAAGTACAACTAACTTTGCTTATCAATTTAGAATTTTAGAGGACACCGATCTTTTAGTTATTATCCGTACAAACTCCACAGGAGCTGAA